CGATACCCTGATAATTATCTTTTATCTCTCCAGTTGCATATGTAGATGATGGGAGAGTTGCATTCGCACAAGAAAAAGACAATAATTTTTTGAATGCATCATCCCAAGTAAAACCATAAATGGGTTTTAGTGTCGACAATCCTAAATGTTCAATGAATGGTTGTTTACCACCATTATCGGTTCCCCAACCATTTTCTATAAAAACCTGATATAGATTTGATCTTGCAAATCCACCTTCCCCAAGAGTTGATCGGACGTCTTTAGAAGTTAGTGTTTGTATACTGGGGATATTAGGCATTTCTAAATATTAATACAGCCTTTGTTATTAGTTATTTAGATGTCGTATAAGGGAAAATTTCAACCATCATATTCCAAAAAGTATAAAGGTGATCCAACAAATATCATTTATAGATCACTTTGGGAAAGAAAGTTTATGATGTATTGTGACCTCAATGAAAATATTATCGAATGGGGATCAGAAGAAATTGCTCTACCGTATCGTTCTCCACTAGATAACAAAATTCACAGATACTTTCCCGACTTCTATATTAAGGTAAAAGAAAATAACGGATCAATCAAGAGATATTTGATTGAGATTAAACCAAAGAAACAAACTGTAGAACCAAAAGTTCAGAAAAGAAAAACCAAATCATACATCTACGAAGTTACAGAGTATGCCAAAAATATGGCAAAATGGAAAGCAGCAGAAGAGTTCTGTAAAGATCGTATGTGGGAGTTTAAAGTTCTGACCGAAGATGAACTAGGTATCCGATAATGGCAAATCCAACAGACGATAAATCAAATCGTATTCGTTCTGTAATGGATAATGTTATTGGGACAGAAGATCCTGATGACTTAATGCTCGAATTAATTAATGTATTAGAAGAAGGTGGAAAAGTTCCAGAGTCTGGAAAGTATTATGTCTTTGTATATCAACCAAAGACTCCAAATATTCAATACGATCAAAATCCTCTCGTAGCAGTTACTGATGTCTTTACATGGGGATTTAGAGGTATTAACTTTCACTGGGGTGAAGTGAGGCAATATACCTGGAACGAAATCGTTGGACAGATCTACGAGATTTATTCTGATGAACTTGCGGATGCACAAGAAATCCCTTTTGCAAAATTCCGTCTAAATAGTTGATAATGGAAAAAATGGTCATACTAGATGACAAAAGCTACTGGTATTTTAAGATATCCATACGAAGCGATCACGGAAGAAACTGATTATCTTCAATTGGCAGTTTATAGTTATGATACTAGTGGATATGGAACTGGCAATTTAACTGCAAATCAGAATTTTGTAAATCAGAATACTTATTCTGCACAAAATATTGCTGGTGGAGTAAATAAAGCAAAAGTTTTGGGTGAAGGTGGTATTATTATGCTACCAATGCCTTCTAACATTCAAGATTTCAATTCCGTTTCATATGATGGTGATACCTTAAATGGTATTGTAGCTGCTGGATTAAATGCATACACCACAATGACCGCTGAAGATTTAGTTCAGACTAATGGTGTTATGGATATAGGTCAAACAACGTTAAATATTGGAAAAAATTTAGTAAAAGGTGCCAAAGAATTTTTTGATAATGTTGGTGATAAGGACTTGATAATGAAAGCATTATCTGCACAAGCACTCAATGTATTTAATGCAAATGTAAGTGTAAATTCACTTTTAGCACGTTCTGGAGGAAAGGTTCTCAACCCAAATATGGAGTTGCTATTTAATAATGTAACTTTAAGAACTTTTAGATTTTCATTTAAAATGACTCCACGAGATGAAAATGAGGCAACTTCAATTAAATCCATTATTAGAACATTGAAAAAAAATATGGCAGCAAAAAGAGTTGGTGAAGGAACTAATAATGGTTTATTTTTAAAGACGCCAAATATTTTTGAACTCACTTACATGAAAGGAAATAAAAAACATCCTTTCTTGAACAGATTTAAACCATGTGCCCTAAGTGATATGAGTGTTAACTACACCGGTGATAATGTGTATGCAACCTATGGTGATGGAACACCAATTTCAATAATCCTTGACCTAACATTTAAAGAACTAGTTCCAATTTATGAAGATGATTATAATGATAGCGCATTCAATACTTCTAATGATAATGGATCTGTATTTGACTCAAACTTTAAAGATGATGATCTAATTTATGGTGTTACAGGTTATGGTAATAATGCAGTTCAAGACGACGTAGAAGGAGTTGGTTACTGATGGGATACTTCAGAGAACTACCAAACTTTCAATATCTTTCACCTCTTTCTGATCGGAACTCTGCTTCAGAATATGTTGAAGCAAAAAATTTATTTAAAAAAGTAAAACTCAGAGATGATTTTCAAAATACATTAACTAATTTTGACAAGTATTATGTTAGAGATGGAATGAGACCTGATCAAGTTGCCGTTGAACTTTATGGCGCACCTACACTTGATTGGGTTGTTTTAATTTCTGCTGGTATTACGAACGTCAGACACCAATGGCCATTATCTGATCGTGATATCTATGAGTTTGCCGAAAGTGCTTATGGAACTAGTATTAATGAAACTCGTTTTTACGAAACTAAAGAAGTAAAGGATAGTAGAGGAAGACTTGTTCTCCCAAAGGGGCAGGTCGTTGATTATAATTTTAAATCCCCAAGACCAAAAATTGATACTTCACCAACAACATCGTATATTCAGTTTTGGGACAGTGGTTTAAACACCATGGTAACAAAAACTGATATAACTACGCCAATAACAAACTTCCAATACGAAACAAGAGTGAATGAAGAAAAGAGAAAGATATCTGTATTAAAACCTAGTTACTTGCAACAGTTTATATCTGATACTAGAAGAATTATGCAGTATAGCCCCTCTTCTCAGTATATTAATCGTAAGATGAAGAGAGCAGAAAACATTAGACTCTGACCACCATAAGAGATTCAGTTTCTTATCAAACAGCATCACATATCGGTGCTTGCGAGATCTGTCTCTCCATTCACCTTCGGAACCTCTAACACTACCTCTGGAATGTTTCGTTCCATCTGCAAAATAGAAATCTTTTTTTGGTTCTGATAAACCACAGTACCTAAAGTTACAAGCGCGATAGATTGTACCAGCATGATGGTCACTATCAGCGTATGAGATAATCCCCCTAACGCTGGTCTCTTTTCTAAGGCGTCTAATCGCTTTTGATACGAACCAAGAAGTGATATTATACTCGCTCTGCTGTGTAGACGGGTGAATGCAGAGTCTTGAGAGTTCGAATAATCCTTGCTGTTCATGGCGTTCTAATCCAAAGGCACCTTTTGCAATTTCAGGAACAGGGAGACCTGTAAAAATACAGACTCCCTGAATACCACCAATGTTTAGTGGGCAAAAATCATTATTTTTATATAGACCATAATTATAACCTGATTTGAAAGTTTTGGAAACATCCTTCAAATAATGAAACCGCAGAAGTAACTCTGCGGCTTCGGATTTGGTTACACGATCTATTGTGTAATCAGATTTCACTCGTCGGCAAGGCGTGCGAAGTAAGAGAGAGCATCATCGTCCTCATCTTCATCGGAGGAGGAAACGGTGCGAGTGGGTTTCAGAGAAGAAAGTTCATCACGAAGATCTTCAGTCAACTCACGGGCAGAACCACGAGTGTTCTCTTCCTCTTCACCCTCTTCAGGATCTTGGTAACGAGGAGTGCCCTTGTTGCCAAGCACATAATCCATGCGCTTTTTCAGGTCATCATAGGATTTGAATTGATCGGCAGCAACGAAGTCTTGCAGAGAATACTGCTTCTTCCAGATTGCTTCCATTGCATCGTCATCATCGAGAAGTGCCTCTTGGCGGGCAAACTCAGAAGAGTCATAGTTGCGGTAACCAGCAACGTTCTTTGCCTTCAGTTTGAAGTTAGCACCTTGCCAGAAGTCGAACGGATCGATTGCTTCCTCGTCCTCAAACTCAGGTTGCATCGCGGCAGTCAGTTTGTCGAAGATCTTCTTACCGAACTTATACAGGAAGACTTTACCTTCGTTCTCAGGATTTGCAGGATCCTTGACAACATAGATGTTCGAGATGTAAGTCAGTTTACGCTTCTGCTTACGTGCCAGTTCTTTACCAGCATCGGTGCCGTTGTTCCACAGCATCGAGTTGTATTCAGACACAGGATCTTTCTGTCCCAGAGTGGTCAGAGAGTTCTCAATATACCAACCACCAGGACCTTGGAAGGCGT